GCATTATAAAATATATAAAATATGGCAGAAAAGGTATGGTTCAAAGATTAATTTAGGTAGCCGTGAGCAACTGGGAGTGATATTGTTTGATGTGATGAAATATCCTTGTTTGGTACGTACTAAAACTGGGAGACCACAGGCTGATGAAATGGCATTGAAATCGACAGGTCTGAAATTTGTAGATGATTATTTGAGATTGGAAAAATTAAAAAAAGCTAAAAGTACATATTTGCAGAATATATTACGAGAGACGACAGATGGGTATTTGCATCCGTTTTTCCCGCTTAATCTTGTTCGTTCTTATCGAGGTAGTAGTGACCATCCAAATTTTACGAATATCCCAATTAAAGACCCTGAGATAGCAAAACTAATTAGGCGTGCATTTATTGCTCGTAAAGACCATCAGATTATTGATTTGGATTTTAAGGGTATGGAAATTTGTAGTGGTGCTTGTTATCATAAAGACCCTCAGATGATTAAGTATATAAAAAATCCGAAACTTGATATGCACAGGGATATGGCTGCCGAAATTTATATGCTTAAAAAAAGTCAAGTGACTTACTGGATGCGTGATGCAGGGAAAAATAGATTTGTCTTTGCGGAGTTTTATGGTGATTGGTATAAAAATCGTGCACCAGATTTATGGAAAGCTATTGAGGAATTCAAATTGGTAATTGAGGGGACGGGAGTTGATTTATACAGTCATTTAGAGACGATGGGGATATACGAATTGGGTGCCTGTGATTCAGAAAAAGAACCGGAGGAGGGGACGTTTGAAAAACATTTGCAGGATATTGAGTATGATTTTTGGAATAAAAAATTCAAAGTATATAATCGATGGAAAAAAGATTGGTATAATGAATATTTGAGAAAAGGATATTTCGATATGCTGGCAGGATTCAGAGTCGAGGGTTATTACGATAGGAAGCAGGTAGTGAATTATCCACCACAAGGTACAGGTTTTCATTGGTTATTATGGTCTTTAATCAAAGTTCAAAAACTGATGAACAAATACAAAATGAAATCTCTTATCGTAGGCCAAATTCACGATGATATTGTTGGTGATATTCATAAGAAGGAAAGAAAAGATTATCTGGAAATTGCAAAGCAGGTAATATATGAGGATATTAGGAAACACTGGAAGTGGATTATTGTGCCGCTGACGGTTGATGCAAGTATTGTTCCTGTGGGTGGTTCTTGGTATGAAAAAGAAGAGGTGAAAATATAATGATACTAAATAACGAAGAAAAGAAACGCCTTGTTGATAATCTATCTTGGATGATTATAGATATGAAATACAAATACGATGAGACACATCAGAATCAGGAATATGGCAGTCAAGGTGGATATAGTCCCGAATTAACAAGTGCAATGGAATTATTGGAATTTATAAAGAGAACAGAGACAATCGAAGTAACAGGAAGTCATAGGCGATTGATGGGTGTAAATTGTAGAGAGTTTGCGTGTGATGATAATAGGAGTGGTATTTGTGTTTTATCAGAAATTACTCTTGAAAGTATAGGTTCTGGTATTATTGGATGTTTGAAATGTGTACAGGCTAAAAAGACAGAGGGGAAGGATAAAATCTGTGGAACTTTATAAAAAATATCGACCCAAAAAACTCGACCAGTTGGTAGGGCAGGATACTACTGTAAATACGCTGAAAAGAATGGCAAAAAATGATAGTATCCCCCACGCAATTCTTATTACAGGGCCGTCTGGTTGTGGCAAAACTACCCTTGCCAGGATAATTCGTAGGTTGTTAAGGTGTAGTAGGTTTGATTTTATAGAGGGTGCTCCCCGTAAGATAGAGGATGTTCGATTGATTGGCCGAAGAATAGGACGGGCACCATTGAAAGGGAAACGTAGGGTGTGGTTGATAGATGAATCTCATAAATTGACTTCTGACAGCCAAGAGGAGTTTTTGAAAATGTTGGAGGATACGCCGAGCCATGTCTATTTCATTTTGACGACTACAGACCCGCAGAAGTTGAAAACTACGCTGAAGAATAGGTGTACTGAATTTGTCGTTAAGGCATTGAGCGATGGTGAGATTCTTGAGGTTCTTGATGGTATTTGTTACAAGGAAAGTAAAAAGATAACTCCAAAAGTATTTGAAAAAATTATAGAAAACAGTAATGGCTCTGCTCGTAAAGCCTTGGTTTATCTTAATCAGATAATCGATTTGGATGATGAAAGAGATATGATGAACGCTATAGTAACTGCTACGGCTGAAGCCCAGGCAATATCTATCGCAAGAACATTATTTAATCCAAAGACTAAATGGCGGGATATGGCAAAGATACTTAAGGAAACTGAAGGAGAGGAGCCCGAACAGATGCGTTTGATGGTATTAGGTTATGCAAAGACAATTATGTTGGGTGGTGGTAAGTTGACTGGACGTGCTTATTTGGTTATTGATGTGTTTCGTGATAGTTTTTATAGCTCAAAAATGGCTGGATTATGTGCAGCCTGTTGGGAGATTGTTGAGGGTAGTAAAAATAATAAATAATATTTTACGAAAAACGCAGGCTATCTGCGATAATATAGTATAGAGAAACGTATTTTTGGAAAGGAAGTAAAATGAAAACAGAAGAAGAATTTGAAGTCTTTTACATTGATTTGAACAAGCTGGAGGAGCAGGTGGCCGAGCATTCGTTTTTGTTTGTCCATTACAGCAAGTTGTTAAAAGACGCCAGGGAAGATTCGAACCAAGAAAAGGCGAAACTTGATTTGGTATCAGCCGAGTTGAGTTTGGAGATTGGAAGAGACCCAGGGCATTATAGTCTCAAGGATAAACCAACAGCTATTATGGTGTCAAATACAGTTCTTACAATTCCCAAGTATCAAAAGGCTCTTGACGATTATAATATAGCTCAGGATTTGGTAAATACCCTCAAAATATATGTTGCTGCTTTTGAACATCGTAAAAGCTCATTACAAGAAGCTGTTAAATTACACGGACAGACTTATTTCTCGATCCCCTATGTAGCATCAAGTGAAGTGAAAGAGGTTGTGGAGCAATTGACGAAAAAGGCAGCCCGTACCAAAAAGAAAAAGAGTAAAAGGAAAAGCCGTGTTTGATAAGATTCTATTGGTAGTAGGTATAGTTATCGTACTTCCAATTCTCGCCTTTCTTTGTATGAAGTTAGGTACGGTTGGATTTTATAAAGGGAAGGAGGCGAGCCAACAGGAAAATGAAGTAATCGGAAATAATAATAATGAAACTGAAAATTAGATAGGAGAAAAATAATGTCAAAAAGAAGTAAGAAAAAAGAAAAAAGGGAACGTGGGGCTGCCGCAAGGCGTAGAGCGGAGGAACATACCTCTGGATTTGAGCCGACGGCGATTATATGTCCTGAAGGTACAGAGAGATTCAAGGAGAAAGTAACCAGAAAACCTTATCGCTTGGATATTATCCCTTTTCGAATGAAGGAAGATGGCTTGTATGCAGATAAGGGCGAGGTTTATTACGAAAAAACATTTTGGGTTCACTGGCTTGGTGAGGATATAGGTTCGTATATTTGTGCCGCTAAACAAATAGGTAGGAAATGCCCAATATGTGATTACCGAGCGAAACTGACAAAGGATGTGGATGCGGACGAAGACCTTATTAAAAGTTTATCACCAAGAGAAAGGCAGTTGTTCAGGGTTATTGATTTGAAGGAGAAGGACAAGGGCATTCAGCTTTGGGAAATTTCCTTTCATAATTTCGGTAAGCAGCTTGACGACCGTATATCATCTTCGGACGAAGAAGATAAATATAGAGAATTTTATGAGCTTGAGAATGGTTTTACCTTGAAAGTTGGGTTTACCGAAAATTCATTTGGGGGTACTAAATTCCCCAAAACCTCGTCTATTGATTTCAAAGCCCGTGATGAGGATTACGATGAGGAAATAATCGAACAGGGTCCAGACCTTGATGAGTGTGTTAAGATTTTTGAGTACGATGAATTGAAGAAAATCTTTTTGCAGACAACAGATGACGATGAGGATTCTGGGACTACAAAGAAAACCAAAAAGAAATCCAAGAAAAAGGAAAAAGAACCGGAGTCGGAATCGGATGATTGGGACAAAGGCGATAGAGTCATTGTCGAAATTGAAGGGGACTATTACGCTGGTGAAATAACTGGTATTGATGATGAACTTGAAGATGATGTAGCCATTGTCAAATTTGATGACGGGGATGTTCAGGAAGTTGCTATTGATGACCTTAAAGTTGAGGTTGGTGTAAAGGTAGAGGAGGAAGATGACCTCCTTTTTGAAGTAGGCGACCGTGTTGTAGTCGAAATTGACGGGGAAGATTATGCAGGCAAGATAACCGAAGTCGATGGAGACAAAGAAACAGCGTCAATCAAATTCGATGATGGTGATTCTGGAGTGCACGATTTCAATGAATTCAAACCTGAACCCGAATCGGGGAAATTTGAAAAAGGTAAAGGAAAAGACAAGAAGAATAAATGCCCGCATGGACATGTTTTTGGCAAAGACAACGATGCTCATAAAGATTGTGTCGATTGTGATATGTGGGATGATTGTGATGACGCTGCACAAAAAGAAAAGGATTGAAAAATGAATATTGGTGGGCAGCTTTTCGTATCGTTAAGTTTCCCCAAAATTACCTTTTCGCTGCCCACCCTTTTGAAAAGTGAATACCCCGTAGCTGCAAGGTAGCAGGCTCAAGGATTTCTGCCCTGTGTTGTGGATTAGGGATGGCTTGGGAGAGCCTTGATGACAAAAAATAGTGTAGCCTAATCAAGCTATTAGTGGGTTCAATTCCCATCTACGGGATTATGAAAACCAAAGATATTAAAAAAGCATTGTTCAGAAAACGAAAAAAAGAGATATTGACCAGCAAGGATTTTTTGTCCACCGGCAGCACACTTTTGAATCTTGCTTGTACTGGATTTCCCAATAGGGGATTTGCTAAGGGTAGATATTATTTTAT